CTTCCCCCGACACCTCCCAACTACACGATGTCCGCGCCTCACAGGTCGACACGCGAGTCTCCACACCACCCACTGCCCAAGTCGAGTGACTTATAACGCAGTTCCAACGGTGGTTTCCAGAGCTTCAGGCGTATCCCGACTTCAAAGATCCGAGCGGATCTAGTCAGGAATGGATGGTCATCCGCCCATCGAGACAGTGTGGGAGCAAAGACGGAATGACCCGCCTCCTCCATAGCGATCGCACGCTCGTGCATCACGCTCGGCCAAACAAAGGCCCACTTAAAGCCCCTCCATTCACCCTTTCGCAAGAGCTGGCTCTTCGGAATCCTCTTCATGCCTTGACGGAAAGCCCGACGGTCCAGTCGCTCTTCCAGGGGAGCAACCTTCACGCCACGCCATTCCTCGGTATTGTCACGCTGCAGCCGGGCTGCAGCCAGGGTGACACTGGCATAAAGAGAAGGCACCGGAGGACGCCCAACAACAACAGGCACGCTCCTCGATACCCCACGTCTCAGTACGGGGGCTCCTCCCATAAGGAAGGCAGCCCGGAACCACCGACATTTTACGAGCACCTTTCGCCACCACGGACCGACTTCACACAATGAACCCGAAACGCCCCGGAGGGCAATCTCATGGCGCATCATGTGGACGACTGCCAGCTGCACAGACCGTCCAAAAGAAGCCACACCCCGCAGCACCGAAAGGAGGACATCCCCAGGGGCAGAACGGTCCGGTCGAAGAAAAGACAAGACGGGTTTCGCGATCATGCTCCGCGACTTGAGGCAGTAAACGGCGCTGTTGAGCTCCGCGTACCGCCGAGAGAACCCGGTCTTTTCCTCGTTAACAACGAGGCCGTAACGCGAGGTAGTCGACCGCCACTCTTCGTACATGGCGACACTTCCCGCGAAACAACAATCATCCCCGTTGAACCTCCCGACCCGCTTCCTTTCCCCTTTGCCGACGAGCATACAGGCAATGTCGAAACATGCCTTATTGAGCAGGCACAATAAAGGGAAACTCACCAAGTTTCCCATCATCGAGCCCCTCTTAATCGGGTAAACTACTCCCGATACGCTCCTCCACTCTGGGTTCCAGAAACTCTCCCTGAGAACTTCTCGCTCAATATCCGTAAGCTCCTTCGACTCCGAGAGCACGTCGATAATAGCCCTAACAGCAGGAAGATAAATGTTGTCAGTGGCAGACCGATAGTCGCCACTTATGAT